GTTGGTGATCGACGCGGACGGTGTGCGCTGGGAAGCGGGCACTGGGAGGTCGGTCTGCGCGCTGGAAGAAATCCAGGAGCCGAGGCCGCGGGTTTTGTAGGCCACGCTGCCGGAACCTTCGACGGAGTCGTTGTCCGAGCTGATAGTCGCTTCAATGTCGCGCTTCAGCTCGGTAAGAGCCTTGGCGGTCGCGCGGGCGAATTCTTTTTTGCGGCCAATCGCAGCGACATCGGCGAGGTTCGCCTGGAAGTCGCTGACGCGGACGGTGCGGCGCAGTTTCTGGGCGCGGGCGCTCAGGAGGACGCGGTTGGCGGTGGCATCCGAGAACTCGGACACGTCGGCGGAATCGACAACGCCGTCCGTGGAGGGCGCGTTGTAACCATCGGCCAAATAACTGTAAACTGCAGGATTGCTGATATCGGCGCCGGTCTTGGCGACAGAGCTAGAAATCGGCGTGTTTTTTGCGTCCACAACCGTCAACACGTCGAGGAGATCCTCGCGGTTTCCAACGGCCGGGAACAGGGTTCCAGCGGGAGCTGACATAATTTTAATTCTTTCTTTTTAGAGGTTTATCCGAACAGCGCTTCGCTCATAAAATCGGCAACGTCATCAAGACGACCCGAGGCGAGCATTCTGTCGCGCGTCACTTTGGACGCGCCTTTGGTCGAAGTTTTCGGCGCGCTGATCGGCTTTACAGGTGTGGGCGTTTTACTTGCTGCTTTCGCGGACGAGACTTTGCCGGCGGCCTTGCTCTTGGCTTGGTCGGCGGCTTGTTTGGCCATGAGGGTCTGCTCTCCGTAGAGGGCCAGACCGACCCAGTATTCGGCTTGCGGGAGCTTCAGAAGCTCCGGCGCCTGCTTGACTGTGGCTTGGAACGCCGTGTGCATCGGCGTGCCTTTTTTGAAGATGTCGGGGAAGAGGTTCTTCGCTGCCTCGACGGCCGGTTGACGCTGGGCGAGCCATTGTTGGCGTGCCGGGGCGTGGGTCACGATGACATCGTCTGCCTTGATAAGGTAATTTTTCACCTCATCGGCATCGACGTAGACCTCGGTTCCGTCTGGGCGCTTTACGGTGGCGCCGTCCGAATTGCGTAAGGCCCATCGGCGGACCTCTTGGGCGCTCTTGATTTTGGCATCAAGCGCTTCCTGCGTGTCCACATCGGCCAGCGGGTTTTCCGCGGTCGGCTGCAGCACGGGGCGTGCAGCTTCGTTGACTTGGGCTTCCAGCTCGGCGAGGCGCTTTTGGGCTTCCTCGTATTGGGACTTAACGGCGGCGGCTTCTTCGGCGGCTGCGCGCTTTTGCGCGGTCAGTTTATCAATCCTTTTTTGGATCTTGTCCTGGCTGATTGGCTTTTCGTCCTCTTCGCCAGCCTCGTCTTCGTCCTCGGAGCTTTCGCTCGTCGCTTCCTCATTATCTTCGGAGGTTTCCTCGGATTGCTCCGCGGATTCCTCGGTTGTCTCGTCTTGTGAAAGATCACCGGATTCCTCCGGTTTCACTTCTTCCTCAACGCGCTCGGCCGGTGGCCGCAACTCATCGAGAGCTAGTGAAAGTATATCGTCCTTACCTGCAGCCGGAGCTGCTTTCCCTTCGTCCATGGAATAACCTCCAAGTAGTGCCAGAGCGGGCGGCGCTCAGTCCGATCAAACCGATGTGCCATGAGGGCACGACTCCACTTTGATACTAATAAGTATAGCGGCTGCTGTACAAAAGTCCAGCAATATTTTTCAAGTGGCGAGTGACGTGTGACGAGTGACGAGAGCCGGATGGATAGAAAAACCATTACTTGTCACAAACTGTATGCACTTTTTGGCATTGTCCTACGGTTTGCAACAACCTGTCAGAAAGTGATAGGTCGGCGCACGGCGACTTGTAAGAAAAACAGGGGTGTTTTTCTTACAGATTTCGTTACAAATACAGGGTTGTTTCTATAACGTGGCTTGAACTACGGCGCGAAACCTACTCCAAGCGGGAGGCTTCGGCGCGGCGTTGCTCCAATGCGTCCCACAGCTCGAGGAGGGCGTTGAGTTGTCCGCTGGCGTGGGCGAGCCAGCCGGGTTCTTTGGCGGTGGCCATCGTTGAGACGAGCAGGGATGTGTCGGCGATGCGGTCCTGCAGCTCGGTCATCACGGCGAGGAACGCCGGCGGGGCTTGCTCGCGAGTGAAGGACAGGGCGCCTTTGGGGTCGTAGTTGTCGGTGACTTGGTAGCGGTCGATGGGGATGGTTTTGGTTTTGGTGAACATAAGGTGTTTGCTGTTCGCGAATGGCGAATTAGCCACGGCGCATTATGATGATCTCCAGCGCGGTGATGGCATTTTGCAGATGCGGGCCGCAGTCCCGGCAGGCGGGGCCGAGGTGGATGTCGTGGCCGTGGATGTCTTGAATACGAAGCGGCTTGGCACAGATGCCGCAGCGCGGGATGTCACTGCCGCGGCGCCCGGGGCGCAGGCGGCTGGGCGGGGATGGCGGCGACATTGTCATCAGTAGCTTCCTCCTCCGGTTGATCGCAGGATGTCGCCCTCGACGTTGATGGCATCGGAGAGGCAAACGTAACGAAGCAAATCTACAAAATCTTTTGTCGCCCCTTTCTTTCCGTCCGCCGCGGTGTAAGTCTGCAGGCAGTAAATGAGGTTCTTGCAGTTCTCGCTGATGTAGAGCTTCGGCTGGTTGCGCGCGTCCACCGGCTTCTCAGGATTGTATGACAGGGCGTCATTGATCATGCTCACGCCTTCATCGATGCTGTCGCCCGGGGTTGCCGTGAAGAGCATGCCGAGGTCGGCCATCTCATCGATGAGCGTGGTCGGCGATTCCTTGCCGAGGGTGCGGGCGTTGCCGTAGCGCGAATCCATCCATCTCTCGAAAATTTCCTCGCCGCCTTCAACGCGGAGGATCTCGTCTTTGTAGCGCTCCAGGCCGAATCCGAAGTCCTGCTGCGCGGGTCCGGGCTTGCCGTCGAGCTTCTTGCCATCGGGAAGCGCCCACTCGCCGGCATAACCAATGCCCTCGATGTAGGACGTTTGGTCTGGCCACTCGCGGTAGACGACGATGCGGCCAGCAGTGTCGTGGACGGTCCAAATCATCGCCCAGTTCTTGCCGGACGCCGGATCGACCCAGTGGTAGCGGGTGCCTTGCGGGACATCCGAGGCGCGGATGACGTGGACCTTGGGATTGAAGAGCGGGAAGCGGCCGCTGATGGCTTTGGTCGGGACGCCGTAGGCGCGGCAGAGGATTTTTTCTTTGGTCTCGCTCTGCAGCTCTTTCTTCATGCGGGACCAGCCAGCCCAAGGATTGCTCTGCGTGTGAAAGTATAAAACCGGACGCCCCTTCGGATTGATCTGCTCAATGGGCACCTTCTCGTAACCGGCGATCTCGCCTTTGTCGTTTTTGAGCGGGAGAAGCTCGGCGTCGGTGTCGGTGATGGTCTTGGCGCCGGACAAATAGTCGGCAACGGTCGGCGACCAGCCTTCGACCGGAGTGAAGGTCACGGCGAGCTTGCCGTTGCGGTCTACTAAGCGGAACCGGAGGGTTTCAAGGACATCAAGCGGGACCAGCTCGTCCGCCCAAGCAAAATCGATTTCGCCGCCCTCAAGCGTGGACGGATCTTGAGAGTAATTGCGAAAAACACAGATACTGTTTTGTGGGGTCACGAACTTCTGTTCTGTATAGCCCCCCTTAACGCTGTACGTTATATTCGTAATCTGCCCTTTTCTCGCCGTCCTCCACTCCGGCGGCATATATTTCCAAATTCTGGGTTGCTGCAATTCTATGGAGTTGGGCGCTGTGGTCTGGAAGCACCAAACAACTGATCCGGGCTTGGAATAAAGCGTTTTTATGACTTCTTTCGCCGCCCATTCCGTTTTTCCCGAGCGGTTTCCACCCATGACGAGGATCTCGCGGTGCTTTTCCAGCAGCTCGGACGCGCGCTTCCACACCGGCGGGATGTAGCCATAGCGGAACGGGTCTGATGCCTCGCGGGCGATCAGCTCTTCGCGTGTTTTAAGATATTTCCAGCCCTCGTCCGGCCCCAGTTTCTCGAGCAAGTCGAGATCGACCTGCATGACAGGGTGCGGCGTGGGCTTGAAGCGTTGTGCGTGCTCGTTCACGGAAATAAAATGGGCGCTGGCTGGTTGACGCTCGGACCCTCCCCAGGGCCGATTTTGTTAAGCCGTGCCAGCGCCCAAATTTTTGATGTCCATCGTGGGATTCTCCAAAACGACGAACTGATCGCTGCGCATGTAGCGCGTCTCGCCGGTGTCCTCGAGGATCACGGCGTAGATGTTGTTGAAATAGGCGCCCTGCGACTCCACATACCACACCGAGCCAAGACCGAGCGGGGTCTTGACGGCAACGGGGCGGGCGAACTCGTGGATCATTTTCCCTCCACCTTTCTCTTCGCCCAATCGCGGATCGCCTTAATAAAATCTACCGCCGGCTCTTGGATGATGCTGTCGAGCCAGTCTTGGCAGGTTTGGGCAATGTCGCTTAGATGGCCGATGGCTTGGCACATCTGCGCGTTGGCTTCATCGCGCTCGCGTTCTGCCTTTTGTGCGCGAATTGTTAAGTCCTTAATTTCAAGCTCGCACTCGCGCACAGATGCCTCGCCATCCATTTTTGTTTTCTTGTAAAGCTCCCACCACTCAGACGGAGTGAGGTCGCGCTGTTGCATGTAGTTGATTGGCTGAAGCGGAGTGCTCATTTGCAAAAAGAAGACAGGGCCACCGGCATTTCAGCGCCCAGACGCACATTGGAGCCGGTGATGGTTAGCGTTCCCTGCCAGTGGCCTCCTACACCGGCAACTAAAGCCGGTTCAGAGACATTGTTTTGCCGGGGACGGTGCTGCAGCACCTTTTCAGCGCACGGGTTGCCAAGGTTGCGACGCAAATTTCGAGGCATTACCCAACTATCCATTTGCGTCTCCCGACCTCGATGTGGCGCCCACCGTTCTCGGACTGAGGCCGAACCTCCGTCTCCCGATGTAGCGCTCATCCGTGTTGCTGCGCTGCCCGGACAAAGTGAGGCAGGGCTGGGCGATACCACATTGAGCTGAACCTGGCCGCACAGATGTTATGTCTGCCGCTTTCAGCACCCTGCCAAAAGATGTGCAGGCGCCCCACTCGTCTCGCTCGGTGGAGCTGGGCATC